AGTTGTTGTTATTCCAAATAAGTTGCAATCAACATTTATTAAGTTCCTTCTATAATTGTTTATGTATTCCTTCATTATAGTTTGGCTTAAACCATCCGTAGGGGTTGTATAAGGTCCGTAACGATACCATCCTGTTGCAGATACAAAGTTTCCTGATACTAATTGTTGAATAGTTCCATAAGCCATATTTGCTTGAGTTCTATTAACACCATCTCCACTATAAATTGGATAACCTAATGGCAAATCCATTTCTAGTTGATATTGATTATTAGCATCAACTATTGAAGTAGATGTAATTAATGATAAAGGGGAATTAAATGTCAATCCAAAAGAACCAATCTTTACATTAGTAGCACAATTCACAATATCTTGTGTTAGCATATAAGTAATCGCTAAAGTGCCATTTATTGGAATTGGTGGAGTTGTTATTGATACCTGATTTATTTCATCTTCCTCTACTAAAGGAACTTCATAATAGTTATCAAATGGTGCAAGTGAAGCATCTTGCCAAACGCTATTAATATTTAAATAATAGATTGCAGCACCGCCACCGATACCTGTTATTTGTAATTGTATTTGTCCTCTTACCTTATCAATACTTTGCTCAAAAAATGTTTGAGTATAAGTTAATGTGTCGTTTTCAGTTACATAACCAACAGGATTTGTATGCACTTCAGTTAATCCTGTAACACCTGTTGATGTTCCTAATGTAATATTAAACCAATCACTTGCTTCGTATGGTTTACTAACTATTGCAACGCTTCCACCTGAACCTTGATTAAATGTTTGCCATAATGTAGGGAAACCACCTGTTAAACTCTTTAGGTTTGGATTTGAAATATAATTAGGTGAGTAACTAATATCGTATCTATAATTGAAATTGTTATAACCTTTCTTAAATAGCTTTATTTGGCTATTATTAGTAAAGTATAAACCGCTTACATTTCCTGTATATGGTTGAATTTCGCTTAATGTATTAAATGTTCCTGAAGTAACTAAAGCACCTGCTGGTGTATATTCCGTAAAGTATGTAAATGCAAAATAAGGAGCAGCAGCAAATTCATTAACCGCTACAATATACCACTTGCCATTAGACTGATATAATTTGCAACCGAATGATTTTAATATTTTAGTCAAAACAACTAAACAAGTTTCGTATGTTTCATCATCATTTTGGAAGTAAACAGGTCGTAAATAACTTTGATTAAATGGTTCGTATTGGCTACCATCACCCCTGTTTAACATTCCAGCTGCGTAATAAGAACAAGCAGTAATAAGATTTAGTCCTGTTGGGAATCCTATTTTAGCCAAACAAGAATATAAAAAATAAAGTGTGCTTTGTGGGCTTAATTTAGTGTTACCTGCTACATTAGTTTCAACATAAGTAAATGGAATATAATCTAACATTCCAAGTCCATCAATAGCATTAAAAGATAATTCTTTCCTTCCTGTGGTAAATGAGTATTGTACTAAATCACTTAAAACCCAGCCTTGCCAATAAATAACACCATCTATAAATAACTTAACTAAATATTTCCTATCGTTTAAAGTTGTAAAGTCAGGCATATTATCATCATCATCCGTTACATCAATACTAACATTTAACTGACTTGCATAAATAGGTTCGTAAATATCATCACTTCTTGGGATGTATTGTAACTGAATTGCAGTTGCAGGATATTCAATTACCGCAGCAACTACTTCATCAATATACATTTCTACAACCGCAACTTCATTGTTTTTGGTTGCAGCAGTTATTTGGTATTTCAAGTTATATGCCACCTCTCCTTAAATTTAATGATGAATTAGACCTTTGTAATGCTAAAACCAAATCATTGCCTCTTAATACAAATGAACCATTGCCACCCATTCCACCTGCACCACTCATTGCACCTGCACTAAATGTAGTGTTAAGCATTCCCTTTAATTTACTTAATGGCAAAACCGCTTCGCTTTCATTTCCTTCGCCTATTAAAGCGTGAGTTGGTCCTGTTACGATTCCACCATCAGCCATTCCTAATGCCTTCATAAAATATCCGCCAAAGGTTAATGCTCCAGCAGTTCCAGCGTTTATTGCTGACATAATCGCAGCAAAAATAGTAGCTTGTAATATTGCAGCTACAAATTGTTCAGCTAATCTACCTAACATATTACCAACCGCTTGTAATCCTGATTGTCCTTGTTGTAAATCTGCATACATTCCCATTAAAGCACCTGATACATTTCTTGATATTGAATTAGCAAAATCCTCATACGCTTTTTGAGTTTTCTTTAATTCTGCTTCATTATCCATTAGTTTTTTGGTATTTGTAGTTAAAAACTTACCTAAACTATTTTGTGATGGGTCTGCTAATTCTTTTTTTGTAGTTCTGCTAAATTCACTTTCTTTAACAGGTTCTTTTTTATAAATAAATGGAATATAAGATGTATCTAATTTCTCAAACCTTTTCTTGTATGTTTCAATATCCATTAATTGTTTAGCTAATTCATATTTTAAATTAGCTGAAAACTCTTTTAACGAATCTATTGTTTTATCTCCACCCTTTTTAACTGTTTCAGGACTTGGAGTTAATGTAATTTTTAATAATTGTTGATATGTATTTGATTGTAATTTATCAATATTTGCTTTTATTGCATCTCCTAATACATTATATTCCGCATTAATATTATCTTTTTGTTCCTGAACAGTTTGTCTTCTAGTTGCATATCCTGTACCAATTAATTTTTCTGATGTAATTTTTTTTAATTCTGCATTTCTTTTTTTCTCATTCTTTATTTGTTCTGCATATGCAATTTCTAATTGAGCAAGATTGTTCTTTTCAGTAGCAACCGCACTACCTTGCATTGCTGCCTGATTAACTAAAGTTTGATAATATGCTTTATCTTCTCCTAGTTTTGCATTTTTAATAGCAGCACTATTGCTATATAATTTTTGTAGTTCTTTTAACGCTTCTTCTTGTTGTGTTTTATTTCCACCTACAATAATTTCACTTAATAATATTCCTTTAGTTCTTTTTGTTTGTTCACCACCTATTAACTTGTAAATATCATCGGCAACCTCTTTAAGTTTTTTTCTAAATTCCTCTAGTTCTCCTGTTGGTCCTTTAAAGAATTCGCTTATTTCTTTGCTAAATGTAACTGCTAATGAAGATACTATACCAATTGCAACTCCAACCCCTGCTGGTCCTATTAATCCAGCTGCCATTGCTTGTAAAGCCTTTTTAGTTCCCCCTTCAGTTTTAGCTAATCGTTGGAACGATTCAACCATAGGATTCAGGTTGTTTGCAATACCCATAATCCCATAAGGTGCATCTTGAGCTATACGAGAAAAGTTTATAAGCGATTGCGAAGCATCACCCATTGGTCTGCCTAAACTACCTGCCTGTTGATTTAATTGAGCAATTTTACCCTTTAAATTATCTATGTTTTTAGACAAATAATTTATCTCGCCTATATTAGTAGCTTTCTTTAATGCACCTTCAAATTGTGCAAGAGTATTTTGTGCAGCCTTTAAACTAGATTGTAACGCTGAAACGTCGGCATCAATACCAATACTAAACTTATCAAAATTTTCTGCCATAATATTTTAATTTACTCCGTACAACTTTAGTGTCCTTGCCAATTGGTCGCTTGTCAACATTACCTTTTCTTCTTCAACTTCCAAATCATCAATTGCTGGTATGTTCCAAAAAGACTTCATACTCTTGGGTGATTTTTCAGTAGTGTTACTTAAATATACAATATAGGCAAGGTTTCTAGTCCTTGCCCATTCGTTTAACTCTTGTTTTTCTTTACCCATTACGATAATAGAAAAGTCTTTCCAAGTCATATCCCAAAACTCATTGGGTCTTATATTGCATTCAGCAGCCTTAACTAAAATATCATCCCAACCTAACTTTATTAGACTTTTTTTTTTCTTCTTTAGGATTACCTTGTACTGTTGTAACTGTGCTTTCAACAATATACTTCAAGTATAAAAGGACTTGTCCTTCAGGGTTAAAAATACCGCCTATTTCATCAATCCAATCGCAAACATCATCTTCGGTAAATTC